CCGCTCGGAATCGAGGCGGGAGCAGCCGAAACGCGTCCGGGGACGCCGCCGCCAGGACGGGCCAGCTGGCAGCGTGCCGGATTGCCGCGGCGCTCCGCGGGGCAGGTCGCATGATGGGAGTGCGATGCTCCTCGAGCTGCCCCCGCCGCCCGCGTGGATGGCCCAAGCGGCGTGCCGGGGCATGGACCCCGACCTGTTCTATCCGCATCGAGGCGAGCCGATCGCCGTCGCCGTCAAGGCGTGCCATACCTGCGACGTTCGCGACGCTTGCCTGGAATACGCGCTCGACAACCGGGAGACTTTCGGCATCTGGGGCGGGCTCAGCGAGCGGCAGCGCCGCAAGATCCGCACTCTGCTGCGCGCGAGTGCCCGAGGGCGCGACGCTGGGGCGATGATCCCCGAGGAACTGCTTACCGACCCAGCGCCGAATGGCACCAAGCCCACTCATGCCTGCAAAGGCTGCGGGGCGGCGATCGAGGGCAGGCCGCGGGCGGTGTGGTGCACCGACCAATGCCGCAAGCAGCACACCTATGGGGGCGCAGACGCCGAGAAGCCCGCTCGCCGGCCTGGTCGCCCGCGCAAAGCCGGGGACAAAGTGTCCCCCCTTTCGCCGGTTCCCAGGGAACCGTCGCCAAGGCCCGGCCTGCTCGAGCAGGTCCTCGTCCTCGCCGACCTTGTGCCGCAAGGAGGGCGTTTGAGCATCGAACTGCCCGACGGCACGAGCATCACCGCATGCCGCTTATAGGTGCATCCGCCGGTCCGGTTGCGGTCATCGACGGCACGAGCTGCGTGGCGCTCAGTCGGTATCTGCGGGTCGTGACACCTGCCCTTGAGGCCTCCGGGCGCCTCGATGCCATTCGCCCCGCTCTCGACGCCATCGCCGCCGCCGCGGAGGCCCAGCGGGCCCAGGACCGACAGGCGTTCGCCGCTGGGGCGATGGAGGGATGGGTCACCGTCGCCGAGGCGGCGGACCTTGCTGGCGTGAGCGAGCGGGCCATCCGGGCACGCCTCGCACGGGGAAGCCTTGCGGGCCAAAGGCGGGGCAGGTCGTGGAAGGTCGACGCTTCGGAACTTGCGGAACGTCCCGCCTGAGCGGGGGCGCATACTGCGCCCATGACTGCGCTTCTCGAACAGGTCGCGGCAGCCGTCGAGGAGCTATTCGACGGCGTAGCCGTCCGCTGGCCCGACGCGCCCGACTTGAGGGCCGAACTGCAAGCGGTGTGGGACGAGCACCCGCCGCTCGTCCGCTCCGCCGTCATGCTGACAATGCTCAGGCTGGCGAGCCAAGCCGAGACGCTGAGCGAGTTCGTGGACGGCATCGACGCGAAAGCCATCTGCCGTTTCGGGCAGCAGGGCGACGGCGAGGTGTGCAAGGCGCTGCTCGACCTAGGCGACCGGCTGCGGGAATGGAGGGACGAGGATGGCTAACTACCTGCTGGACCGGCTCGAAGGTCAATACAAGGAACTGCTCGGGCGGTACGACACCATCGTCGACCGCTGCCATCTGGAAACCCGCGATACCACCTACGCCGAGATGCTCGAGCTGGAAGGCATCAAGGCCGAGTTGGATCCCCTCGGCGACCGCATCGTCCAGCTGCGTGAAAACCAGGCGAGAAAGGAAGCGGTGATGACGACGATGGGCGGCGGCAACGGGCCCGAGCCGGCGGGGCTCGTGCATATCCGGAGCGAGGAAGTGGTCTATCGCCCGCCCGACGCCGGAGGCGAGCGGCACGTGTTCTTCCGGGACCTGCTCCATGCTCAGATCGACCAGGAGCCCGAGGCGCGCAGCCGCATCGACCGGCATTCGCTCATGATGCGGGCAGCCGCCAGCACGACCACCGGCACCGGCGTCATCCCGCCAACGTGGCTGTTCGAGGAGTTCGCCGCCATCGCGCACGGTGCCCGTCCGTGGGCCGACACGCTCAGAAGGGTCGGCATCCCCGACGCCAACCCTGTCAACATCGGTGTCGCCCAGGCGCCCGGCGCAGCCGTAGCGGCGCAGGCGTCGGAGAACACCGCTCCGAATGACGGATCGTTCAACGCCGCCATCGTCACGACCTCGCCCAAGACCTACACCGGCAAGGTGGACGTCAGTCGCCAGCTGGTGGACGGGTCCAACCCCGCCATCGACTCGCTCGTGTACGCCGATTGCGTCGGTAGTTACGCCGAGCAGATCGAGCAGGCGGTGGTCAACGCCTTCGAGGCGGCAACCGGCTTCGCCGCAACCATCACCTACCCCGGCACGGCGCCCGCGTACGTCAACCCGTTTGACGCCTTCGTGGACGCCAGCGCGTCGGTCAACAAGCACCGCAAGCAGCCCGCTCGGGTCGTGTTCTGCTCCATCGGCGCCTTTGCCTGGCTCTTGAAGCAGAAGGACACGCAGAACCGGCCCCTGATGACGACCGGCGCCAGCGCCGGGCCGGTCAACGCCTACGGACAGGCGGTGGCAACGCAGGTCGTGACCGGGGTGGCGGGCGAGGCGGTGGGCCTGGCCATCATCCCCAGCTGGGCCGGGGTGGACAACCACCTTTACGTCGCCAAGGCCGACGACCTGGTGCTGCTGGAATCCTCAACCTTCAACTTCCGCTACGAAGAGGTGCTCGGGCCTCAGGCCGTGAGACTCGGCGTGTGGGGGTATGCCGCGCCCGTCCTCAACCGCTACCCGGTTGCCATCGCCAAGATTGACGCTGGGACGACCATCCCGGCGCCGGCAGAGGCAGAGGCCACTGCTTCCGGCGGAAGCAATCACCCGAGAGCAGCCAAGTAGCCGCTCGACACCATCGGCCCGCGAAGCTCCTTTGTTTCCTACTACACCTCGACCGAGGTGTAGTAGGAAACGTAGCCCTCAACGCGGGAGCATGAGGCGTCCCTGCGCGCCGTGAAGGCAACGAGCTGACTCCGGTTCGCCACCGTTAGTCGATGCCTGCCCGCCGACGCGCAGGGATCACTCAGCGGTCGAGGCGCTCGGGTATCAGCCGGGCCAGGTCGTCGGGCACTTCCCACAAGCCGAGGTGCCCGCGCGCGGGGATCGGCTCAGTGAACGCAACCGGGTCGGCGAGGCGCCAGTGGTAGGCGCCCTCCTCGGCCCAGGGCGACCCGCGCCCGTCGTTGCCGCTCACAAGCGTCACGATGCCCAACAGGCCGCCATGATGTTGCAAGAGCGGCGAGCGGAAGCCTTTGGCAATGGGCGGGGTGGGTAGCGGGCGCAACGACGCGTGAATGACGATGCGCTCGCCGATCATCGACCGCGGCGGCAGCCAGGTCCGGTTCTCTATGTCCTTCCAGCCGGCAACGATCAGGGCGGCGTAAGGCTGACGGACGCTGAGGGCCCGCCAGGTCATCGCTCGGGCCGGTATGTGCACAGTCCGGAAAGAATCGCCTCTATTCGGGAGGCGATTCTTTCGTGTTCTCGGTTGTTAGGCAGCTGAGGCCTTCGCAGGCGCCTTCCTAGCCTTCGTAGCCTTCGCAGCTGAGGCCTTGCTAGTTGCCTTCTGAGGCGCCTTGGAGGCCTTCTGAGGCGCACTAGGCGCCTGCTCAGTTGAGGCCTCGCGCCTGCGAATGACAGGCGCCTTCGCGTTGACCTTGGTTGCCTTCGCGGTCAGCTTCAAGGCCTTGCGCAGGTCGGCGGTGCTGACCTGAGCGCGCTTCCCCTGATAGGTGATCTTCAAGAAATCGGGATCACGAATCAGCTTGTATCGCAGCTGGTCATGCGAGAGGCCTAAGGCCTGCGCTGCGAGAGACAACGGGACAGTGGGTTCGTCCCGCGTGAGCGGGATTTCGATGCTGCTCATCTCTTTACCTTTCAAGTAGCAGTTCGCCTGCGCCTTCGCAGGCAAGGTCAAGCGTAGGGAACCGTCCAAAATGGCATGAGCTCCGTTGATGTGATTTCCGGATCAAACGCGCGTTCGCCTGGTCGAACGTCGGTTCGACGTACAGGCGTTCGCTATCGCTGACACGGCTTGACGGCAGCGAATAATGTCTCTTTCACGTCCTAGCTTCAGCGAACATGACTAAAAGACATTACTCGTGCTAGAGTGCGACATGACTCAGAAGCGTATGTCCGCAGGCGAATCCCCGCCCACTACGGCTGTCTATGCCCGCATCTCGGAAGTGGATGACACCGACGAGCCCACCCGAGGGCGCAGCGACGGCGTCGACCGCCAGGTCGCCGACGGGATGGCTCTTTGCCGAAAGAACCGGTGGGCGCACCTCGACCCGTTCGTCGACAACGACTACTCCGCGTCCGACTACGCCACCAAGGTTCGCCCCGCTTACCAGGCCATGATGCGGCTCGTCCGGGCCGGCGGGGTCACGCGCATCGTCTGCTGGGACGTGGACCGGCTCTACCGCCGCATGAAGGAACTGGAAGAACTGATCGAGCTGGCCAACGCCGGTCGCCTGTCGATCGTGTCCATGCACGGCGACCTTGACCTGTCCACAGGGGAGGGACGCTTCCTGGCCCGCTCGCTCGTGAACATGGCTCAGAAGAGTTCCGATGACACCTCGCGCCGCATCCGCCGGCAACGACAAGCCTGGCGCGACAAGGGCATCGCCAAGGGCGGGCGAACCGCGTTCGGCTGGAAGGACGCGATGACACCCGACCCGAAGCAGGTCAAGCTCATCAACAACGCCATGAAGGCCGTGCTGGCGGGCGAATCACTGACCGCCATTGCCCGCGATTGGAACGAGCGTGGGGTGCCGACTCAGGGCGGCGGCAAGCACTGGACGCACGACGTTGTCCGTCAGGTCCTCATCAACCCCCGCCACATCGGAAAGATGACACACGGACGCGAGATCCTCGGCGACGGGCGTGCGACCCACAAGCGGCAGATTGTTGGCGACGCGCAGTGGCCAAGCATCGTTGACCGTGAGACATTTGAGCGCGTGAGTGCCATTGTCGATAGCCGAGCCGCCCACCTTGTGGGCAAAGCTCACCCTCGCCTTCCCTACAGCGGGGTGCTGGTTTGCGGACGCTGCGGTGCGAACCTGACCGGGCACAAGAACAACGGCAAGCGTGCCTGGCGATGCATGCGACTCGAGGGTTCCTCCGCCAGCGGCTGCAACGGCATCACCATCCTCGCCGAGCCACTGGAAGCGCACATCTGCGAAGTGCTGTTCCGATACGTGGACAACGTCACGCTGGCTCAGCTGCTCGACGCCGACAGCGACGACCAGCGGGCAAACGTCATCGCCAAGCTGACCGACCTGGAACGGCGGGCCGACGAGTACCTGGACATGCTGGGCTCGGGCGAACTGGATCGCGCCGGCTACGCCAAGCTCCGTCAGCGGCTCTTAGCCGAGCAGGCGGCGCTCACCAATCGACTGGCCCAAACGGAACGTCACAGTGTGCTTGCCCCGTATGTGGGACGACCGGGACGATTGCAGAAGGAATGGGCGAACCTGAGCATCGACCGCAAGCGCGCGATCCTCAGCGCCGCACTTGCCCCGATCAGGATCCTCCCAGGCGGACGCGGTCGTCGTTTCAACGACGGTCGCGTCTGCTTTGGCGAGCGGGCTGAGAGCATGGCAGAACTGCTCAGCGCCAGCTAAACAAGAGCGGTCAGGCCCCCTTGACCGCGAGCGAGCATCGTCACTAATGTCCGCAGCGGGTAAGAACCTCGTTGCAGCCCTAAGTGCCGCAGATCCAGCGCCTTTCTTGGCTGAGTCTACGGAAGACCCCTGCCGATCGTCACGAAAAGTGGGGCACTAGGAGTTGGGCCACAATGAGTCCGGCCTCTGCACCCGGCTCCGAGGAGACCGGGGACGCATAAATGCCCTGGACGGGGGTGCCGGAAACGAGGGACCTGGTCGACTCTCGCGACCGGGCTTGCCGCGGTCACGGGAGTCGACCTCCCAGTCTGTTCGAGGCGGAGGTCCCTGCCGTGCCCGAGGTCTATCTCACCACTGCCGAGGTCGCCGAGGTTCTCAACATCTCGCGCGCCACGGTCGTCAACTACTGCAAACGCAATGAGCTGGGCCATGTCCGGCTCGACCGGCAATATCGCATCCCCGCCAGCGCCGTAGAGGATTTCGCCGCCGAGCGGACCGTCGAAGCTGCCGCTCAGCGCATGCTCCAAAGATCCATCGACGAAGGCACTCTGCCGCCGGAGCCTTCGCCTGAGGTACTCGGGCGAATCGCCGAGATACTGCGCCAGCACTACGCCGAACAGGCTGAGCAGTCCGCATGAGAGGCCCGCCGGGGCGCGCCGCGTCCCGGATGCAACTCCAGGACAACGGCAAGACCAGCCACCGGCAAGCGAGAAGGTCAAACGGGATTCTAGGCCGGAGCTGGGACACCGCCAACGTCATCGGCGCCGAGGCGGCGTCATGAGCGGCGAGGCCTGTCGCTGGGCCGATGACCTGCGCGACCTCACGGTCTGGCAGCGCGCCGTCCTCGACTGCCTAGCCGCACACGCCGAGAAGGGCACGCATCGGTCCTGGCCCGCCGTCCCGACGATTGCCGAGGAGAAGGGTATCGGCGAGCGAACCGTCGAGCGGGCGCTGGGCAAGCTGCTCGAGCGGAAGCTGATTGGCGTTGAGCGGCCTGGCGGCGGTTCCGGAATCACCACCATCTACGTCCTCGCAGTGAACGAAAACCCCGTCAGCGTGACGGGGTTGTTCGATGACGAAACCCCGCCAGCGACGACAGAAAACCCCGCCACGAAAGACAGAAAACCCCGCCACGAAAGACAGAAAACCCCGCCACGAACGACGGGGGAACCAATAGGAACAATTCATGAACCAGAAAGGCAACCAAGAAACACGCGCGGCGAACTGCTCGCGACCAACTCCAAGACTCCCGCCAAGCCGGCGAAGCGACCTGCGGTCGCGGCGAGTGTCGAACCGCCGGGCTTCCGAGATTTCTGGACGGCCTACCCCCACAAGCAGAAGCGCGGCGAGGCGGTCAAGTCCTTCACCCGTGCCCTAAAGCGCGACGGTGCTGCCGTCATCGCCGCCGGACTGACGAGATGGGTGGCGTACTGGCAGAGCGAGGCCACGGAGCAGCGGTTCATCCCGCACCCGACCACCTGGCTCAATCAGGCCCGCTACCTCGACCAGCCGCCAGCACCTGCGAGATCGCCGGACCCGACCGAGGATGCGGTTCGGCAGAGGATGCGGGAACGCGGTGAACTGTGAACGCCAGCGCCGTCGATCGGGCTGCCGGGATGCTCTACATCGGCGCCGGTCGGACTTGCAGCGCCGCCATCCTGAGCGTGTGGGAGGCGGGATGCGCCGACCTGCGCGATCACTGGATGCCCGACGGAACGCATCTGGCAGATTTCACCGCCCTGGATCTGATCCGGCAGAGCGGCAAGTTGCACAGTGTGGCGGACTTTCGGGGCGCCTACATGGCTCGCCTGCCGCGACCGCCTGGGCAGAACCGCTCCGACCTTCGCGAGCTCGAGGTGGCGGTGAACGATCGGCCCGCATCAAGGGAAACAACACGCTTCTGGGCGAGCAAGTGCCGCCAGCAGCTTGAGCAGAGTCGTGGCCCGCTCGCTCATGGCCTGCGCCAGATGGTCAGCATGCCCCGCGCCGACGAGCCCTACTTCGCCGACCAGGACGGCTCCGATCCGCTCATGCGTTGGTACGGCGACGAGCCACCCGCCGAAGCACCGAAAGGCGAGCCGTAATGACTGACCGCGCCGCTTACCAACGCGCCTACCGCGCCGCTCGTCCCGAGGTGCGCGAGCGTGAAAGACGGGCCAGCGCCGCACGTAATCGCGCCCTTGAACGCCTTGCCGAGATGTATTGCGACGCCTTCGACCGTTTGCACGATGTTGAGCGTGCTCTAGTGGACCTGCCACCACTCGGCACCTCGCCAGTCGGGCGCCCCGCAGGGAAAGCGCAAAAGCGGCGATGAGGCCCGGCAAGCTCGCCTATCAGGCCCGCTGGCACCGCGTCCGCGGCAACGCCGAGGCGGCTGAGCGGATCGAAGCCGACCTTGCCCGGCTTGGTCGGTGCAAGAGGTGCGGGCGCACCTTGAGCGACCCGCAATCCATCCAGCGGGGCCTAGGCCCGGACTGCTGGGCCAAAGAACAGACCGGCCCGCCTCACGGGCCGGTCGTCACATCCCACAATCACAATCAAGCAACGGGAGGTTGCTGAATGTCCAACCTAGACGAGCCTGAATCCGCTCCGTCCCTCGATGCTC